TCCAACATGTACATCAAAGGCTCGCACATGTGCGTGTCGTTTACCGGGCCTTATAAGCACTTAAAGCTAGGCAAGGGCGGTGCGATTCTTACCGATGACTATGCCGCCATGCTGTGGTTCAAGCGGGCGCGTTTCAGCGGGCGGCGAGAGTGTTCCTATCACGACGATTATTTCGACATGATTGGCTGGAACTTTTACATGATGCCGGACGTGGCAGCGCGTGGCTTATTGCTTATGAATCAATTTTGGGACCGTGATGGTTCGCCAAAAGTGATGGAGGACATTGAGATGAGCTACCCGGATTTGTCCAAGTTTCCAATTTACGCGTTTGGGGGTGACAAATGAGCCGTGAAGCTATGAAGCAGGCGCTGGAGGCTTTGGAAGGATTGCAAACTTGGTCAAATGGCTGGCTAAAGTTTACCGATGAAATCCAAGCACTACGCCAATCACTTGTCGATGCCGACGACACATCGCAAAAACGTGTCGATGAAATGGTGAAAACTGAACACGACCGTGCCGTCGAGTTAGGGCAAGCGTATGAGCGTGGCTGGAATGCAGCATTAGCGCAGCGTGAACCGGTGGCGTGGATGCACACAACCGGAACAGGGCATGTGTATTTCCGCAAAAAGCCACAGGATAAAGTGTTCAACCCACAGCCTGTGTTCACATCGCCACCAAAGCGTGAATGGGTTGGGCTGCATGGAAGTGAAGTACCAGAACCCTACAAATATGACGTTATGTTTAATGAAGGCTGGTGGTGGGCAGAGGAGAAATTGAGGGAGAAGAACACATGAGCGATTCGTACGATGATTACGAGCTGCAAATTCAACTTGCAGAACACGCATGGGAACAAGCACTAGAGGAAAAGCAAGAGCCGGCGGCGTGGATGCACAACTTTATTGAAGGTAATGTCATCACGCACATACCAGCAGATATTGGCCGTCATCCTGAGCGATGGACACCTTTATACACCGCACCGCCAAGGAAAGAATGGGTTGGGCTGACGGATGATGAGATACAAGATTTAGGTTATCTGTCCGAAAAGTTTGATGCAAGTAATTCAGAGTGGTTTGATCGATGGGGATTTGCCCGAGCCATTGAAGCCAAGCTAAAGGAGAAGAACGGCGGTGAATATCGTAACGGGGCTACGACTGAAAGAACTAAGCTAAATCAGGAGAACACATGAGTGGCGATCACAACATGTATCAAAAGGCAAAACGCAAAAACCAGTACGTCATCTTTGGTTCAGGAGGGCTTGCCAAGGAGTTGATTGGCTACATCGAGGAAGAAGGAACGCACGAGATTGTGTGCGTGGTTTCAACGCAACCGTTTAACAATAAGCGTTATGCCGCCAAGTATCCCGTGGTGGAAAGTATCCGAGAGGGCGCGTTTCCTGGTGCTGAATTCTTGCTTGCTGTGGCTGACCCCGATGCAAAGCAAGCCATTGTTGTTAAAAACGAAGAAAGATGGGGGACGTACATACACAGCACAGCCACGGTATCGCCTTACGCAAAAATTGGTGAGGGTTGCGTTTTAGCGCCGCAAGTGATCGTTACGGCTGATGCCTGGATCAACGATTTTGTGTTTATGAATACCAATGCAACGGTTGGGCATGACTCGGTGATTCATGGATGGACAACGATGTTTCCCAATACGGAAGTGTGCGGCGATTGCGTGATTGGCGTGGCGGTGATCATGGGCATTGGGTCTTATGTATTACCGGGTAAGCAAATCGCTAACCGCGTGAAGATTTCAGCGGGGTCGATTGTCCGCCATGACTTCAAAGGGCCGGTGCATGAAGGCATTGTGCTGCAAGGAAATCCGGCGGCGCCAAGATGAACGCAGAACTATTAGCCGCAGCGCTTGGTAACGCCAAGCGTTACAAGAGGGGGTGGCTTGCGTCTTGCCCGGTACCTGGGCATGGCAATGGCAAGGGTGATCGGCATCCATCATTAGCGATTACGCAAGTCGGTGAGAAGTTTCTATTTAAGTGCTTTGGCGGGTGCGACCAGGAGGATGTGTTTGCCGCCATCAAGCCGCACTTACCCAATTCGCTGAACTGGAGCCGCCCCTTAGTTGCGCGTGATCCTTTATCGGGCATCAGGCCGATTGTGCCGCCAACGATGAAGGAAGTGATGGCGTGGGACTACATCGATGAGAACGGCGAAGTCACAGCGCAAAAGGTCAGGTATGACGTTGAAGGTGGTGGCAAGACTTACCGCCAGTACCACCTTATCAATGGCGAGCGGGTGCCAACGATCCGTAATTGGACGCCCATACCGTTTGGCTTACCGCTCATGATTGCCAGGCCCATGGCGCCGGTATTTGTGACCGAGGGTGAAAAGGCCGCTGAGTTTTTGGTTGGCATGTTCGATGTGGTCGCCATATCGGCGCACGCGGGGTCGAGCGAATGGCCTGCCGCCATAACGCCATGGTTTCATGGTCGCCTGGTGGTGGTGCTGCCGGATAACGACAGACCTGGTTGGAAGTACGCCAGGCGCGTTGTGCGTGACTTGTTTGGGGTAGCGCAAGCGATCAAAGTGGTGGACTTATCCGATGACGAGTCAGCCATTGGCGATGACGCTGAAGAGTTTATCGGACGCGGGTTTACGTTTGAGGAGTTCGTCAAACGCGTAGCGGAAGCCAGCGTGATTGACGATTTCGAGCTAGTTACACCGCCACAGCGATTGGTGATTGATGAGAAAGCAGAGACGGAACCCGAATCCGTTGTGCCGGAGAAGGAACCGTTTGCCGAAGTGGTTGAGGCGCAGGAAGCGCAGCGTTACCGCGTTGAGATGTGGCGTGATGCGAAGGATGAGCCGGTTAAGTGGTTGGTGGATAGGATTGTGCCGGAGAAGGGGTTCATGGCGCTGTACGGTCCGCCAGGCACGTTCAAATCGTTTATCGCGCTGCACTTAGCCGCCATGATCGCCAGCGGGGATTCGTGGCTAGCGCACGAAGTGCCGCAAGCCGGTGATGTCTTATACATCGCAGGGGAAGGCCATGGCGGTATTGGTACAAGGATTTCTGGTTTACGCCATGCGTATGAACTCAAGGACATTCCGGTTGGCGTCATTCGCTCGCAGGTCAACTTAAGGTCATCTGATCAGGACTTTGCTGATTTGATTGCCGCCATACGAGCGTCCGAAATCCAGCGTCCGAAATTGATCATTATTGACACCTTAGCCCGCGCCTTTGGCGGCGGCAACGAGAACGCGTCCGAGGACATGGGCAGTTTCATCAGCAACTGCGGACGCTTGCAGGAAGCCACGGGCGCAGCGCTCCTGGTTGTCCACCACTCAGGCAAGGATGCGTCATTAGGTCTGCGTGGTCATTCAAGTTTTTTAGGTGCAGTGGATACGCAGATTGAGATTACCCGCCATACCGATCAAATGGCAGGCACGCTTAAAGTGACTAAGCAAAAGGATGGCAAGGACGGTGTGGAAATTCACTTCTCCATGGAAACGGTGAACTTTGATGAACCAACAACGTCTGCCGCCAAGCTAAACCTTGGATTTGATGATGACCAAGCCAGCACGCTAGTGGTCAAACCCTTTGAGGGTGAGTTACCTGATGGCGTTGGATTTAAGCCGCCACAAAGCGCAAAGCCAAACGCAGGACGCGGTAAGCACCAATCGATGGGCAGGGAAGCGTTACGCCATATTGTGAAGACCGAAGGGCAATACCAGATCGTCCAAGGTGAACGCCATCGCGTGGTGACGTTAGAGCGTTGGCGGGATGAGGTATACGCCAGGCTTGGAAGCGATGTGGAGGATAGCGATAGACGCAAGCGTTGGAAGGAAGTGAAGGACAAGTTAGTTGAGCTTGAGTTTGCCGCCATAAGAAACGATTTGGTGTGGATCAGACCGATTAACCAGGAAGGATTTTGATGTTAAGCGTCCGAATGTCCGAAAGTGATGTTTTGGCGTCCGAATTAGAGTGTCCTAAAGTTGATGTTTTGTCCTTTAAGCGTCCGAAAACGCGTACGAAGTTGTCCGAAAACGCCATCGAACAAAATTTCATAGCGTCCGAAATGTGTGTGTGTCTGAAAGACACACATTCGGACGGTGAAATGTTCCGGACGTTTGATGTGTGATGTGTGATGTGAAGAGAAAGGATTTGGGTTATGGCGGCAAAAGATAAGCGCGGGAAGGTGAGAGATGGTTTGTATGGCGGGTCAGAGGATCGGTTAAAGAATCCTTTTGAAGAGGATGACCAGATCGTGTTGGCGATGAATAGTGTGGCGGTCAGTGTGATGAAGAGAAAGCGTGAGGCGGATAAGGTTTGGGGATTAGATCGTTTGGCGGAACTGGTAAGCGAGGAAACGCGATTAAGGTTTTGGAAGCAGCTATGGCGGTGTAGGGATGCGCGGAAAGCGAGAGACGTTGAGGCGTATAGGTTAGCTTGTGGCGGGATGATGCGAGCGTATGACGTGTTGGAGGCTGAAGCGAAAGCGATGAACGCTGAACCGTTGGCGGTAAGTGTTATGGAGGGTCAACGGGATGACGGGAGCGTGTTTGCGATTTGCGCTGATACGGCAACTGTCCACGCCTACGCGGCAATGAGACCTGAATGCGACTGCTGGACGATGGACGAAGTGGCGGTTATCTTGCAGCAGGAGTTTTTCACGCAAGCGGTGAACATCAAACGGGTGATGCCAGGTGCTGAAGTGTTGACGTTGATGGAGGAGCAGGATATTGGTCCGGTGTACAAGGGACATAGTGAGCAGGCTTACGCGTTGAGCAAGGACGCGTTGGCGGCGATGGAAAGTCAGTCAAAACGAAAGGCTTGAATCGTTTGGCGGAAAGCTCCCGGTTTTTGCATGTTTTTGGCTACGGGAATATATGGGGTGTGCCTGATGCAAGCGATGAAGCGGTGATCGGTCAGTGAGAACGATTCACGATTGCGAGCGATTCTGGTTAGCGAATGATTCGCTAAGGCGAGCGATTCTCGACCATGATCGAACGATGCAAAGCTTGATCGGCGCTCTGGCGTAGCCATAGGCGCGCGGAAAGCGCCCTTGTAGGCGATTAAATAGCATCATGGCTATCACCCTACATGCTTTCGAGAAAATCGATTGTCGGTGATTCTATGGGCTTATCCTCCAAAGCGTTAAGGCGAGCGCATGCAAGCGCCAAGCGTAAAGCTTAGGCGTCAATGGGCGCTGTACGCTAAAGCGCAAGGCGTCAATAGGCGCTCTACGTGGAGCGTAGGCGCGCGAAAAAAAAGCCCCGAAGGGCTTTGATTAAGTTTTCATGCTTTCATGCTGGCGTTAAAGGTTAAAGAAAATCGCGCACGCAAGTGCGACGCCGAAAATAACGGCGATTGTCCAATCGATTAGGCTTTGCATGGTTTAAACCTCCGCAAATTGTTTTGCTGATTTTCCGTGGACGACAATGGCGATCGATGCTGCGCTTGGTTTTAAAGCGCCGTCACATGCTCCGCATGTGATGCATTGTTTTTTGTCGCCTCCCTCGGGGCTTGCTGGGCAAATTGCTTCGTTTTGAAGCTTGAGCGCCGATCCGATCGGAATAACGCGAAAGGTCCGCCAACCCATTGCGCGAGCGATGTCGCGATCGCTGATGCTATCGGCGCTTGCCATGCACAATTCGCGATGAGCTTGGGCGAATGGTTCGCGCCATTGGTGGGTGTATCCCGTCCAATCGCTGGCAAGCTCAAGCAAATCGAGCCAATTTTCGGCCGGGATCATGGCGGGGTCGCCATAGGCGCCAAGCCTAATTTTTCGACCCTTGAGCCAAAGCGCTGCAAACTTTACGTTATGTGAAAAATCAGGGTATGAGCCACGCTCGAAAGCTTTAAAAACTGCGTTAACGCTTTTGGAGTAATCAACGTAGCATGTGCGCTTTTGGCTTTCATTGCCACGATGCACACAATCGCCACAAATGCTTTTATCATTGCCAGTATTAACGGCGGTTATAGGATTAACGTCCGATCTGATGATATAAGTTTGGACCATGTTCCCGGTTTTGACATTGCTAGACTCAAAAACCGCGATCCCGACAATGGGCGCTTGATCGATTGGCGAGAATCCGCGATAAAAAACAAATCCGTTTGGCTTGCGCATGATATTTACTCCGTTTTGATTGATTGCGACAAGCAAAACAATAGCATGGGCTTGCATTGATCGATTGACCGTTAGTCGGAAAATTTCAACCATTGAAGGGTTTTATATGGCGGGGCAACCACAAAAGCGCGCAGCGCTTGCGGTTATTGAGAAAGTAGGCGAGGAGGAGATTCTTGAGCGAATAAGCGCTGGCGAAAGCGTGCGAGCCATTGCTGAGAGCATTGGAGTAAAGCAAGGGCATTTGAATAGGTGGCTCCTCGCTCCGGAGCGCAGCGCTCAGTACGCACGCGCACGCGAGGAGCGCGCCTCGGCGCTGGCAGAGGAGGCGCTGACGATCGCCGACGAGGCGAAGGACGATCCTAGACTGCGCGTTGATACGCGCAAATGGTTTGCTGCGCGCCTTGATCCGCGATCATGGGCGGAGAATCGCGCGCCAGTCGTGGCGATCAACATAGACTCGCAAGCATGGACGGCGATTAAGCAAGCTGAATCGCTGACAATTGATGCAGTGCAGCATGATTGAACGCGTATTAATCGCTTTACCAAGCGCGACAATTGTCGCCCAAAGGCGCAAAAGCTGACAATCTAGCGGGTTTCGACGGTCAATCGAGAATCATTCGCGCCCTCGATTGACTTGAAATTAAGAATCATTCGCATTTGATAATCGTTTTGACCCCCCTGGCGCGATTTGGGCGGGGCGGCTTTGCCGCGGTGCTCCACACGCGCCAACTTATGCTTCGCATACCTGGCCGCGCTAATCGCATACCTGGCCGCGCCAACCCGCCCCCACCCACCTTTCATCGCTCCGACGAACGGCCCTCCAAAAAAATTTCACAAGTGAGCAAAACACTGTTACGCTTGCAACAAGTAACAAACACAGGGGAACGAGATGGCGATTTATGGTTATGCAAGGGTCAGCACGCAAGAGCAAGTGGATAACACGTCACTGGCCGAGCAGATCAGAAAGGTTCAGGGATTGGCGTTGATTCGTGGCGAGGATGTGGCTGAAGTGTTTACGGATGAGGGTGTGAGCGGGTCCGTGCAACTTGCCAGGCGTGATGCGGGTTCGCGTTTAGTGGCGGTTTTGCAGCCAGGCGATGTGGTGGTGATGACGCAATTGGATCGTGCGTTTCGTGACACGGTTGACGCGTTAACCATGGCCGAGGCTTGGAAGGCGCAGGGTGTGAAGATGATTGTGTTGGCGTTAGGCACTGACCCGGTGAACAATGGGTCGAGTTGGTCTGAGTTTTTCTTTACGCTTATGGCGGCAGTTG